ATGTTACAGCAGGCGACAAAAGAAAAGTACAGTATCGAAACACTCAGGGAACGGAATGTTTCATACGACAATGAACATTGGCTGACACAGGAAGATGTCGATATGGCCAACAACTATGTTGAACTCATCGAACGTACACGTTCGGAGGTTACACCGCAAATCGGAGACAGGCTGGTCTATGTGACCGAAGACGGGGATTATTACGGCAACGCCCTCATCGAGAACCGGCATCACACAAAGGAAGGGCATCTTTCAATATGCGAACAGCCGTATGTGCCTTTCGTGTGGGAACAAGACAGAAATATCCGTCTGAGTGTCAGCGGAGGGGCATTTCACGGAGTGAATCCGAAGGATATGAAATTCTTGAAATGGACGGAAGGCGCATTCAAGGACTGGGGATGGTGCGGCGCGTGTGCCAACGGTGCAGTGACATTCATAGCCAAAGTGCCGCTATGGTTCTATGCCGAACCTAACCCAAAGTACGGGAACTTCACTACCGAAACTTACCGGAAATTCTACCTCACCAAAGACACAAGCGGCTCCGCAAGAAATCTCTATCAAGGTTTTGATGCGGCTTTCAGTGATGAAAAAGCATTCCAGCAATTCCTGAAGGACTACGAGGGAACGGTATTCAAAGGCAACTGGGAAAACAACATCGTGGTATGGTGCTTCCGTCGGGAATATGTCTTCCTTCCTCTTGCCGAATGGGAAGAGATTGATGCTCCGACCGAAGAACGGAGGCTCAACTTTTATCCCGAACAGGTGAAAATTGTCAAGGACATGGAAAAACACATCACCTGCTTCTACCGAATCAAATCACAGAACTTCTAACACTTAAAAATCCAACAGATATGCAAACGACAACAGTGACCAAGGCCGGCAACGCTCCCGACCTGCTTTCCGGTATCCTGAGCGTGCAAGTGAGAAACGAGGACAAGATTACGGAGCAAGACCGGATCTATTGCCAGAACCAACAGGAAATGCTTTACAAGACACTCGACCAGATAGACCGCTGGTACGCCATTTTCAAGGAAGAGGCAGAACAATACCGGGAGGAACACAAGTTCCACTACGAGGAGAACGGCAAGGTTTCCATGCGAGATTTCTATTCCTACCATAACGACAGGGATGACTATTCGCACAACGAGTTCAAGCCGTTCGATATCATCAACAACCTGGTTGACAAGAACTACAACGCCAACGAAAATTTTGCCAGCCGTATTATCTCCCACTTCAACAAAGTCTATAATGTCTCTGTTCCTGTTCCGAATATTGACAAGAAGACACTTCCGATGGGCTTCCGTCCAATCTATGAAACATACGTGGATGTGGTCATAGAACATCTTGGTGGCAAAAGTTTCCGGGAAACAGCTGAGTATGAACTGTTGAGCAGGTTCTTGAAAGTAGTACAGCCATCATATTGGAGCAAGGTCAAGCCGGAACTGAAAAAGGATAAAATCACGTTCCCCGACATCCTGAGATTTGATGAGTTCTATCTGTCATACAACCGTAACCAAGTTCATTACAACTATCTGGGCGACATAGAAACTTTCTGTGAAGGCATCACGTTCGGTGCAGATGACACTATTCATGGTTCAAGCAATATGATTACCGGTTTTCAAAGGGAGAATGTCGATGTTTCCGATTGGTACGACCTCACGACCACCAACGCAGAGCAAATAAAATTCTACAAAAACGGCCGTATAGACGTCAGATTCAAGGACAGCGCAACAGCCGAAAGATGTTTCAAGCGTCTCCGCCTTGATGAAATCACGCTAAGAGAGAACTGACCATGAAGAAAAAACTCACAGCACCCCGTAAGACCATCCTTGCGGGGTGCTTTCATTTTCAACCGTAAACAACCGACAGAATATGTATGCCATCATTCCCCAACAGATACCGCAAGGTATGCGTGCCGAGGTCAACGAGAAGATACTTTTCGCCATAGACTCCGGCAAGGACCTCATTCCGGCGGAGAGCATCTATAACTGCTACACCGGCATCGGAGGGCTTCACAACCTCAGGCAATCCGATTTCGCCAATTACAACGAATACGCCGAAGCGAAGAAGGAGTTTGAGATGGGACAGTTCTTCACCCCGCATGAAGTGTGCAGGGACATGGTGGAGATACTTTCTCCCAACACTTCCGAAATGATACTCGATATGTGTTGCGGCATGGGTAATTTCTTCAATCATCTGCCCAACCAGCACAACGCCTACGGTTTCGACATAGACGGGAAAGCCGTCGCGGTCGCAAAGTATCTCTATCCGGACGCGCATATCGAAAAATGTGACATCCGGCAATATTTCCCGGAACAACGCTTCGATGTCGTCATCGGCAATCCGCCTTTCAACCTGAAGTTCGATTACAAGCTGTCGCAGGAATACTACATAGACAAGGCTTGCGATGTGCTCAACCCGGCTGGAATCCTGATGGTCATTGTACCCGGCTCTTTTATGCAGAGTGAATTTTGGGAGAAAACACGTGTCGCCAGTATCAATAACAACTTTTCCTTTGTCGGACAGACAACACTGTCTCCGTCTGCCTTTGCCTCCGTCGGAGTCCGCGACTTCAACACGAAAATCATGGTATTCCTGCGCAAATCGGTTCATATCGAGATGCAGGCTTACAACGCGGAGGAATTCATAACGGTGGAAGAATTGAAGAACCGTATCAGCGAGGCGAGGGCGATGAAACACAGGCTCCGTTTCGACCTGATGCGCGAGACAAACAGGATAGACAAGGAAGAACTTGAACAGTTCGAGTACAGACTTGCCAAATATATGTACGAGCTGAAGGCGCACGCCAAACTGAACCGGCATATTGACAAGGCGGAAGCACTGGTCACGAAGTTCCGCAACCAGAAACCGCCGGAGAACGCCACACGGGAACAAGTCGCGCAATGGGAGAAGAACAAGCTTACCCCGAAGAAGGTACTTGCCGTCATCCGTAGGTACATCACCTCGCAGAATGTCGTGCCACGCAAGGAAGTGGCATTGGTAAAGACCTCATACGGGTTCAAACTGAAACAGTACGCCCCGCGGCTGTTAGACAAAGTTTCGCACAAAGCGGCAGGCATCAACGACCTCGTGTTGGGGCGCGCCGAACTGCCCATGCCGGAAATCCTAACAGAAAAGAACATGCGTGAAATCCATGTGGCAGAGAAGCTGATCCGTAGGAAACGCAGGCAGTATGAAATCCAGAACCGGCAGTTTTCCGACATGAAGCCGGACACCCAACTGGCGGAATACCTTGACAGGGTGACATTCATCAACAAGGACGGTGACGTATGCGAGTTCACCGCACTCCAGAAGCACGACCTGAACCTCGTTTTGCAGAAACGCTACGCGCTGCTTAACTGGCAGCAGGGATCGGGCAAGACAGCGGCGGTCTATCACCGTGCCAAATACCTGCTCAAATTCCGCAAGGTACGGAATGCCATCATACTGGCTCCCGCCATCGCCACCAACATGACATGGATACCCTTCCTCTCAATGAACAGGGAACAGTTCCGTGTGGCAAGGTGCAATGCCGACCTGGAAACGGTGCCGGAAGGCGTGTTCCTCATCCTCTCCACCTCCATGCTCGGCAAGCTGAAACGGGGCATGGCAAGGTTTGTCAAGCGCACCTCAAGAAAACTGTGCCTCGTTTTCGACGAGTCGGACGAGATAACCAACCCGTCGTCACAGCGGACAAGGCATATCCTCTGCCTCTTCCGCCGTCTCAGGTACAAGATACTCGACACCGGCACGACCACACGCAACAATATCGCGGAACTGTACAGCCAGTTCGAACTGCTCTATAACAACTCCGTCAATATGATTTGTTGGAGCGGCCGGGTGTACCACGAGAACAGGGACAAGGAGATAGAGGAAGACACAAATCCCCATTACGGCGAACCGTTCCCGGCTTTCAGGGGGCATGTGCTTTTCCGTGCCTGCCATTGTCCGGGAAAATCCACCGTCTTCGGCATTGAGAAACAGAACCAGGATGTCTATAACAAGGAGGAACTGGCCTGCCTTATCGGCAAGACCGTCATCACCCGCAAGTTCAGGGACTTTGCCGGAGAGAAATACAGGATACGGACACATACCGTCAGCCCGTCCGACGGCGAACGTGAGGTTTACCGTGTCATCATCGAGGAGTTCTGCCGCATCTGCGAGCTGTATTACAACAGCACGGGGGATGCAAAGAAGGATGCCGGACTCCGGCTTATGCGCCAGATCAAGCTGCTCATCAAGGCCTGCTCCGTCCCCCACTTGATAGAGGGCTATTCCGGAGACGGGATTCCGAGCAAGACAAGGTACATCGAGAGACTGGTGCGGAAGATACCCGGCAAGGTGGCTGTCGGCTGCACGTCCATAGCCGCATTCGACCTTTACGAGAAGCGTCTCCGCGAATGTTTTCCTGACCGTCCCGTATTCGTGGTCAAGGGCGACGTGGCGTTCAAGAAACGGCAAAGCATCGTGACGGAGTTCGACTCCACCGTCAACGGTATACTGGTCTGCACGCAACAGAGCCTGAGCAGTTCGGTGAACATACCCACCTGCAACGACGTGATACTTGAATCCCTGCAATGGAACATACCGAAAATGGAGCAGTTCTATTTCCGCTTCATCCGCCTCGACTCCAAAGAACTGAAGGGCGTGCATTATGTCACCTACAAGGACTCCGTGGAGCAGAACCTGATGGCGCTGGTACTTACGAAGGAACGGCTGAACGAGTTCATCAAGACGGGTGAAGTGAAGGAACAGTCCGAAATCTTCGAGGAGTTTGACGTCACCATGTCCGTCATCGAGAGCCTGCTGGTCAGGGAGCGTGACAGCGAAGGGAAAATACATATCAGCTGGGGAAGCCAGCGCATCATGAACTGAAAAATGGAAAAACAAATGAGAAACCGCAGATTCCATTCCACAGGCAAAGGTAGCCCGCCCCCTACCGGCAGGGCAAGGTCATGCTGCAAGCGGTTTTCGGGAAAATCATCCTCGCCGGGGGCTCCGGTATTTCCCCGAAAAACCCTGCACTGCCGGGGTGCGGACCTTTTGGAGCCTGTGGAATGAAATCTCCGGTTCCGTATCATAAACTATAATGAAGAATATCATGGACTTGAATCAGGCAGAAGTGGCAGTGACCACGCAGCATCTTATAGACATGGGGCGGGAGAAGGACAACTGGTTACAGATGTCCGACTTCGGCGACATGGGGGAATTCCTGTGTACCTGCTCCGAACTGTTCCCCGAAGAGGAAACACCGGAATACAGGTACACGAGATGGAAGGAGATTCCGGACCTGCTCATCAACCGGGAATGGCTGTGTCCCAGCTTCTTCGAGATAAGGGAGGCGATGGAACAGCTGGAGGAACCCGACAAGGATTGTTTCTTCGACTGGTGTGACCGTTACGGGCATGACATCAGCACGGAAGACCCTCACCTGTTGGTGGCGCACTATATCGAACTTTATGGAAATGCGACCTATATCGACGATGAGCCTTGCCCGGACAACATGGATGACAGCCTGCTGTACTATCCGGGCATATCAAGCAACTATTTCGACACGGGTATTCCCCGCTTCGAGATATTCGACGACAATTACGATTAAAACATATACAAGATGGAAATCAACTTCAAAGGACCGGTAATGCCAGTTGACCCCTATTCGCAAATGGCGTTTGTGGAGATACTGAACATTCTCCTGACGGCAGGGCACATCGTGGATGTGAACAAGTTCCTGATAAACAGGAATACCAATCCGCTGTTCGGCTCGTTGTCAGGATATTTCAGATGGTCATTCTCCGACGACCACTTTACCCTGTGGCAACGGGTGGAATACAATTCTCCGATCTGCTTCAGCCGGCGCATATTCAGCATCCATTTCGGAACGCTGGCAAGCCGTGACAGGAAAAAGGATTCACTCACATTGAACTGAAAATAACAGTCATGGATACGGTAACGATAAGCAACAGGGAAATCGCGCTGATGGCTTTCGACAGGCTGCGCAAGGAAGACAAGACAGATTCCGCATTGAAACTCGCCCGGTGTATGCTGCATGGCACAAGCATATCCCTCGGCATAGGTGATATCGACTGGGAGATAGACAGGGCGATACAGCTGTGCGGAGGAGTGCCAAGAACGGGATACAGATACACGGCTTATTTCCACTTCAACCGGAATACGGAAATGGCAAAGGAAATATACGACAAGATCGTGAAGGAACTGTATGGTTAGGTAACAACACGGAGGCGGCTTGAAGACCGCTTCTGTCATTTATAACGGTATGTACGGGAAAAGGAATCCTGCCGTACACAGGTAACAGAAATGGATGAACAGAAAACATTGACATTGGATTTCATCAAATCCCTGATGGAACCGGCCTATACACTAATATGGACGGACTACAATGACAATCTTGACAATCATTGCGGACTGATTCAAAAATGCCTTGACAGCAAGAGCCGCGAACATTTGTGGGAAAAGGCAGACGAGTGGTACAGCGATGCCGAATGGGAAGCTGTCCGTGAGATTATTGCGAAACTGAAAGAGGAATGTGCCGTATTCCATGACTTTGACGGGGAAGCGGTCGATGACTTCTTCGATGAATACGAAGATGAAATCCGTGACGAGATTTACAGCCGCAACGATTCGGACGTGGTGAAGGAATTGGTAAGGCACACGGACGACATTCCTATCCGTGTGGAGATGCTTTCCAACTATGACTGCATCAACTCCAACTGGTTTGAATCGCAAGGCGGTTACAGGTACGAGGAATCCTACTTCGGGGACATGGTGGACAGCCTGAACCTCAATCCGGCGAGAGTAAAGAAAATCTTGACAGAGCACGGCTACAGGGCTTACGGGCGTTTCCCGAACCGTAAGAACCGGAACGGCAAGGAGCAGGTTTCCTACGAACAATTCTACGAGGAACTTATCAATTCCTGCTGCGGGGCGAACCTGCTGACTTACATCGGCAGGGTAAGCCTGAAAGAGCTGTATGAAGCCGACTTTTCATTGAAAGAGGTCATTATCCCCAAAGGCAACTGTTGCGGACTTTTCAGTTCGACGTATGGTGGTGGAAGCCTGCTTGAAATGGAACTGAAACGGGACGTAAAGCTGAAATTGGAAGTCAAGGACTATCATGGTTTCCGCTTCCGGCTGGATGACGAACGTTCCAAATATGACTGTTCAGTCCAACATGTATATGGGGTGGACGACTCCTTTTTCGGGGATGCGGTGCGCATTGTATCCTGATAAAATCAAATCATTAACAATCAAATCATAGAAGATTATGGCAAAATACGATGTAAAAGTAAGATACTCCTTCGAGGGTACTTACACTGTGGCGGCGGAAGACCGTGAAGAAGCGAAAAGAATGGTGTCGGAAGACTGCGGTCTGGTATTGGGTGGCAACATCCACACGACGCGGGATGACGATGAAGTGACGGACTGGGATTTCAGCATCCATCCCGACACGCAGGTTCTCTCCATAAAGCAGAAAGACGCAAAATCCGCCATGTCAGTGTTCGGGGACAGGATTGAAGAACTGCGAAAAGACATTATCGAAGCGATACGGCAGTTGCTCCATGACCATGCCATGAACGCGATACGGTTTCCGGAAGAGGATTATGACCCGGTCTGGGTGATATGGTTTGGCAAGAACGGAGACCCCTACGAATGCAGGGTGACAGGACTCCGTGTAACGGCGGGCAGTCTGACCGTCCTTGCCGAAGAGAAAGAAAGCGGTGATGAAGTGGAATGTTACAGCCCGTTCGAACTCGGTGCCAGCAACATCGACTGGCTTTCCGGAATGTATGAGGCTGTATGGCGGCAACTGGAAGATAGCGAAAAAGTAGAACCACAAACTGAAGAACAATGAAATATCAAGCGGAAAATGCAGTCTCCAGCTTCTTCTACTATATGTGGAACGCCTGGAGCAAGGAAGAATGCAAGGTCGTATTTGGAGGCATGTACCTGCACTTCTGGGATAAATGGTCCGGATTAGCGGACAATGCCATATTCGGCGCGGCGGAACGGTTCTTTGCCGAGTTATCGGAAAATAATCAGAAACAACTCGTGGAACGTGCCGTTGTGCTCTATGACGGCAGGGCTTTCAGAAAAGAGCCGGATGATTCCGACATCCTTGTATGCAAAGAATGCGGCTCACAACAGTTGGAAATTCAAGTATGGGTAAACGCCAATACGAATGAACATATCAGCTATGTGTATGATGACAATGACGGACACTGGTCTGACGGAAAATGGTGTGAAGAATGTATTGACCAGACCTTTTTCTGTACAAAAGAGGAGTTTACACAAAAGATGCAGTCCTGGTGGGACTCGCTGAACTTTAATGTAATGGAACAGATCACAGGGTTGAAAATCTGTGACTGTCCGACTGCCGAAAGTCCACAGAGATTTATTGATGCGTCAGACTGGTGGTGGAACAGCCTGGATTACGGGCATAAACGGGAAATTTACAACAGGTATAATTCTAAAAACGAATGATATGCAGATTAACATCATTGAACAGATCAGCAACTCATGCAGTTGCAGCCATATGGAAGCGCAAGAATATTTGGATTCTGAAATCCGGTACCTGTGTGAGTTACAGGAACTGGACGATTTGAGGGAAGACGACATAGAAACAGCGTGTCTCGGCCTCGGTCTGGACCTTGACTGTCTGGAATATTTTATCAACCGCCTCGCAGGGGCATAAATACTTATAGCTATGACTTATTTTCAGAACATACACTCATTGGCGGAGCTGAAGAAGGAATACCGCCGTCTGGCATTGCAGCACCACCCGGACAAGGGTGGTGACACTGCCATCATGCAACAGGTGAATATAGAGTTTGAAAGGCTCTTTGAAGTCTGGAAAGACAAGTTGGATGTCTCGGCGACTTCGACCGGATATGAATACGACTATTCGGGAGCCACGGCAAAGGAATATACCGAGTACGTGTATAACGAATACCGTTGGAAAGGCCGTAATCACAAGGGCCAGCACGCTCCTGAAATCGTGGAGCTGACGCGGGCATGGCTCAAGGAAACCTATCCGAGATATAAGTTCTCCGTCAGGCGGGAGAACTACAATTCCATTTACGTCAAACTGATGAGCGCGGACTTTGAGGCGTTCACCAAGGAATCCGGCAAGGTACAGGACAATATCAACCACTACAACATAGGGCGGAACCCCGATCTTACAGACCGTGCCAAGGAGGTGATGCTGAATGTCTGTGACTTTGTCATGTCATACAACTTCGATGACAGCGATGCGATGACGGATTATTTCCATACCAATTTCTACCTGACATTGGGCATAGGGAGTTACCGGAAGCCTTACAAGGTGGAACAGCCGAAACTTGACTGCAAGGGGAAGGACAAGCCGGAAGTGCTCAAGCATCCCGAAGGTCCGGCACACAAGGCCATCAGGCAGGCGTTGGGAAAAGCCCGCTTTGATTTTATCGAGCACAGGAGGCATTCCGGTGAAATGATATTCGGAGAAGACCATTACGGCTCACACGGAGAGCATTATTTCTGGCCGAAGGATTATTCAAGCGCGAAACTGGCTCAGAAACGGATCGACAAATTGGAGAAAGCCGGTATTCGGTGCAAGCTTACAGGCTATAACGGCGGTTACATTCGTTTTATCGGCTACACTCCCGAAGCAGAAGCGTTACTGGAGAAGGAACGACAGGAATACATCACCGCCCATCGGCAATGGCAAACCAAACAGACAGTAATCAATTAAACTTATCAATATGGAACCGAACAATTTGAACGAATGGTGGGGCGGACAGCCCGACGGACTGAAACAGGCATTCTCTCTTTTTCCCGATGGACGGTGGAAAGAGGCGGACCTGTATTTGCGAATCAATATCCGTAACTACTGCCTTCTGAAAAAAGGAGGGCTGCTTCCCGAAGACAAGGACCGCTCGATGCTCAGCGAGATTGTCTGTGAGCTGGCCGATACGGAGCTGTGCCGTGCAAATGGAAAGACACTCGAAGACATGTGCGATACGGACGGGGCTTTTCTGGAAGAGTACCAGGAACTGTTCAACCGGATATACGATGAACTGGAAATGAGAATTACGGATTATATGAACGGACAATCAAAAAAAATGTAACAATGAAAGCAAAAGTGTTCAAGTACAAGTCTGACGGGAATACCGTCGTGGCTTCTTATATGGAACTGGAGCCGTATGCGAAGAATGTATATCTCTCCCTGTCAAGAAAGAACGAAGACGGGAATGAAGACGATGACTGTTTCCATGTGGTCTGCCGGATTGAAAACGTTTATTTTTCCAGCGGGCAGTATTCACGCCGGTTTCTCAAGGGAGAAGATTGCAGAGAGGAAGCCGCCACCTATTGCAGGAACTGGATTGCGGATACGCTTCAAAGTGCGGAAAGAGGAGCCTTCGTCAATTTGATCTCCGTTCGCGTGTTCGAGGCTCTCGGACTTGACACCACTTCCCTGGTGCAAGCCCGTGAGGAATATAAAAGAATACAGGAGCAGAAACGCAGGGAGCAGAAGGAGAAAGAGGCGGAAGAGCGCAGAGTGCAGGAAGAGCAACATCAGCGGCTACTCAATGAACAGAAAGAGAAATTCCTGGACGGGGAACGGATCACGGGAGAAATGTTCGTTGAAATCACCGGAAGGGACGGTTTTGACATCCATATCAGAACCAAAGGGACATTCAACAGGCATGTGAGGGGCATTGACAGGAACGGCACCGTCAGTTTCCGGAAAATCAAGGGCTGCCGGACTCCGGACTTTACCGGATGCCATAAGGCCGTGTCCGCCTATCTGGCGTTCATTACAGAAAAAGAGGGCAAATAATTAAATCCGGGGCGGTAACGGTCTGCTCCATGCAGATGTTACCGCTACCGGCTTCCGGCCTCACAATTCACGGTTCAGCGCCATTGCCAGCGGAAACATCAACCGGTTATAGGCTTTAAGCTTTTGCAAATTCAGTACATATCCGGCATAGGGATTGGTCAGATCGGTATAGAAGAATACATCGGTAAATCCTGAGTGTTCCTCCACGACTTCACCCTCCAACGGAATCTCCTCCACATTGAACCGCTCCAGAGGCAGTTCTTCCAGACGGGTCTGTTCCGCATTTCCCAACACATTGAGGTTACGGTTAAACAGCACGAATCCTTTCTTCCTGTAATCCACACGCATACCGTACGGACGCTCCACAAGGAAAGCATCCGCCGCTTTCTTTATATAGTTTTCCATAAAACTGAAATTAGAATTGCAAAAATACATCTTTTGTCCGGCAATGGCGAACAAATCAGGAAGAGAATCGCCACAGACCATGCAAAGCACACTACCGTGTATTTTATTTCCCACCCTGCAAAGGTAGTCCCGTGTCCGGTGTACCCTGTCAAGGTCAGGCCCCTTGCGGGGTTGGCTGAAAGAAAATCATCCTCGCCTGACGGCTGCGGTATTTTCTTTCGCCAAACCTTGCGGGTACGATCACGGGACAGTCTGGCAGGCGAGAAATAAAAATACCGGCTCCCGGAGCCGGACGTGTTTAACAGATAAAATTCAAAAGTCATGAAAATCCTGAATGAAGAACATTTCGAGAATGTAAAGCGTTATGCCGAATCCATCGGTGACACCTCGCTCCAAAAATGCCTGGAGCGGTTGAAGAGCTGGGAAGAAAATCCCGACCATCCCTGCGAAATCTCACTCTACTATGACCATGCCCCGTACTCGTTCGGCTTTACACAATGTTATCCCGACGGAAGGACAGGCATCGTGGGCGGTCTGCTCTATCACGGAATACCGGACCGCTCTTTTGCCGTAACACTACAACCGTTCCACGGATGGCAGATACACACCTGATAAAAGACAAACGACAGTATTAACTTCATAAAATTCAAGATTATGGAAACGACATTGGCAGTAATGGAAAGACAACAGCAGTTTGACTTCCAGAAAAACGGAATTGAAGTGATGAACTTCGAGACGCTTCAGCGTACCTACAAGGAAAACGACATCTACAACAACCCGGTGCAAGGTATCTACCATTACCAGGTCATCCGGCGCATGATGGACATCTGCGAGAAATACAATCTCGACTATGAGGTGGAGGAAATCTTCGCGGCCCAGAACAGGAACAAGACGCAGCCGGGAGTAAGCATCCTTCCGCAGGTGGAACAGACACATGGCGAAAAAGCCGTGGAAGCGCACATCCTGCGCCGTATCTTCGCCACCATCCGGATCAAGGACTGGGAGACGGACGAACTGACCACAACATTGGTCGTCGCCTACCACCAGGACGGCATACAGGCAGCCATAGGTCCCTGCGTGCTAATCTGTCATAACCAGTGTATCCTTTCACCCGAGCGAAGTGTCTGCAATTACGGCAAGAAGAAAGTCTCGACGGAAGAGGTGTTCGAAACCGTGGACGGCTGGCTTGCCAATTTCGAGGTGAACATGAACGAGGACATCGAACGCATACAACGGCTGAAACGCCGGGTTATATCTATGGAGGAAATCTATATGTATATAGGTCTGTTGACCGCGTTGCGCGTCTCCCACGACAGTTCGGACAGGAATCTGTCATCCTCCGTGGAAACCTATCCTCTGAACCAAGGGCAAATTTCTATATTCACGGAAGAGGTGCTTAAACTGGCTATGACCAAAGGGCAGATTACCGCTTGGGAGCTATACAATATAGCCACAGAGATATACAAGCCCGGAAAAACGGACTTCCCGGCACTGATTCCACAAAACGGAGCAATGGCGGAACTACTGCTTTCCCATCTGCCGGAAGCAGCTGAAGTACAGGATGCCGTTCCGGTAAGCTGACATACAAGCCGCACAAATGGCCTGATTCCGACAATACGCATAAGGGAGAACCTGACAGTCGAAAACAACTGAAAGATTCTCCCTTTTTCATTTACTTCTCAAAAAGCAGCATATATTCCACTTTCCTTCTCCGTTCGATGCTCGGAACCACTTTCCCCTTGTAGCATCTGAAGGAGACATATTCCTTATAGATATCGCGGTCACCCGACTCCAGTTTTTTCAACAGCCGGCTCTTGGGTATTTTTCCATACCCTTTGATACGGGAACAGCCCACATTATACGCAAGAACACTAACGATCAAAGAATCACGTCCCAGATAACTGAACATACGGCACAACTTACGGAGGTCTGCTCTCAGAATGGAATCACCTTGTGCTTTTGTAATACTGTTGGTAAACCTCTCCCCGGGAAGAACTTTGTGCCCCCACCCGACATAAGGCCAATGCTTTTTCTCTCCATGCCAACCCTCGAATCGCTTGACACACTCGACCGCAATACTGAACCTGTCCGGACTTGCCTTTATCGGATTCTCCGCCCTCGACGGCATACCCGGAAAAAAGACCGTGATGGAAAGCACCGCAAACCATATTGCTTTTAACTTCATCATAGGCAGGACCGGCTTAGTGTCCGACAATTGTGACCGGCAATTCCTTGCTATCCGCAGTCACGACGGAATCCTCGTCCTCCGCCTCGTTGTTGAAATCAAAAGTCAATTGGCAAATCTGTGCCGGTTCGCTGTTGTCCTCGAAATAGATGTCTATCGTCTGCTGGTTCTCGCTTTCAGAAGTGTAGTATAGCCTGAACACCTCCCTGTCAAGGGGATAGCGGTCATTGGGCAGCAACACCATCCCGTCATCCATACGGAGTGTACCCTTGCCGTCCGGCTGGAAATATCGGATGGTGTAGCGGGCATCGGAAAACCGTCCTTCACGTTTGAGTTCACACCGTATTTCCACCGTCTCACCTTTCACAATACGTGTGGGGACAGGCAGGGTCTCCACCTTGAACGGATAGGACTGCTGTACATCCATTTCATCATTGCAGGCGGACAACAGACAAGCCGCCAGACCCAGGAACAGGATTGCCATCATTCCGGCCAATTCTCTTTTTTTATTCAATGCATTCATATTCAATCAGATTTTAATACGTTATACTTAATTCTATTTTTACAGAAACTTGTTCTGCAGGTATTCGTTCAGATCCTTGTATCCTTTGTACAAAGAGGAACAGTCCACTATTTTATCCGCATAGCGTTTGCGGAGCGCCTCCAGCGTGCGCCGTCCGGCTTCGTCCCGGTCCAGGTAACAGTTGACTCTCTCATATCTGTCAAGAACGGGGAACGAGCGTTCCAGCAATGCCACCGAGTTCAGTACGAGATAGTCGTCGCCACATCCCAATTCGAGTTGCATCCACGAGAGGCAGTCGATAAACCCCTCGAAGAGATTGCAAGTATCCGAACCGTTGTCCATCAGCGAAATGTCTTTCGGAGAGAGACTGGCCTTAAAAAAGCGGTTGCGCACCTCGTACCCACCGCTGACATTCCTGAAACCGATGGCGAAATACCGCTTCCCGTGCAAGGTGTACCTGATCTCCTTGCAGTTCGGCATAGCCACATCACCGCTAATGCCACGTTCCGCCAGATAACGGAGCAGGACGCTGTTGTGCAGCGGTCCGGACTGTACCTTCGTGAAACTTTCCTGCCTATGGGAATCCTCCCTGTCATTTTCCCCGGAACGGGAAACGGTCTTGTGTTCGGGAGCAAGACCGCCCCATATCCCTGTGATGAACCTGGCCTGCGCCTTGAAATCCCCGCTGCCGATAAACTCCCCCGCAAGGGTGAATATGTCGCCTCCCTGTCCGGTACCGAAGTCATGCCATATATCCTTACGGACATTCAACTGGAACGAGGCGGTGCGCTCCTCCCGGTACGGGGCCAGATACCAATATTCATCCCCCCGTCTTCTTGCCGGTTCATATCCCATCCGTGCCAGAAAAACGGCGATTGGAATGTCTCTTATCTCTTCTATAGTCATAAGCGATACGGTTCTAATGGATTATGAATTTGACACCCAGACCGAATTGTGTCGTGAACAGGTCCAGCGAGCTTCCCCACAATACACGTTCCCGGATAGCGGCAAGAAGGACGATGCGGTCTGTCACGTATGCCTCAAGTTCCAGGGTTATCGCGCCGCCATAGACAAACGCATCCTTGGCGAGCAGCCTCGAACCGTCATACAGTATCCTCTCGCCCCAGTTCACGGTCTCATAGCCGGCCAGTGCGGAACCGCCGACCGAGAGGAAGACCGTCTTTGTCGGATCAGACAGGAATTTCAGATAATAGCCGCCTTCTGCCGTGAACTGCGCACGGGGTACGCTCGCATCCCGATACCCATAATTCTTCATCAGATACTCGGCGCCTATGACCCAGCGGTTGGCTTTTGGGGTGTATCCGGAAACGGCAAATCCGGTATAATAATTCAAGGGGGACTTTGAGCCGTTCGCAAATCCTCCGCGCAGTTCCACGCCCTTCATCCCGGGCAGGTACCGCTGGGCGTGCGCCCGCCCTGAAAACAGGGCAAGCGACACGGCTGTAACAAAAAGGAACAGATACTTCTTCATGGCTACTTCACTTTAAGTTCGTTGATAACCCCGGCTCTCACGATGTCCTCACTTTCCACGGTGAAGGTCTGGTGTCTGCCACCGCCTTTCTCGTGCATCTCCACCATCAGCACCTTGTCCGAGGGGATGGTGAATTTGTCGAAGACGAAAACGGTGCGCCCGTCCTTTTTCCCCGCGACGGACGTTACATAGTCGTAAGCACGCAGTGGGAATATCACCTGTTCCTGAATGGCGGTACGTTTCATCAGCTTCTTGTCCACAATTTTAAAAGTCACGAAATCCACCTCATAAGGCACGTTGGACCGGTTCTTTATCTGTGTATGAAAATAAAGCAAGCCGTTGTGCGTATAGAGTCCGCGGAGCAGGTACTGGATGCCGAACGCCTTGCTTCCGATATGCTTGATGTGCCGTCTGTTGTCCTTGTGGATGGACTTCGAGATAAGGTGTACCAATTTAGGCGATTCACAGCCCAATTCCTTCAGGTAGATGTCAAGGGCGTTGTTGGGGCGGTTCACCTCACTTCCGTCATGAATGAAATCCTTCATCTCGATATTCAGCAGCAGCGGCTCTTCCGCATACTTCACATTGAAGGTGTAAAAACTTCCGCTTTCGGTAATCACGGACATGTTGGTCTCCTCACGGAAGTCCTTCACGGTGGTCTTTACACGGATGACATTCTCCGCACCGTCCGCCTTGCCTGCAATGAGGTTCGGAGAACCGAGATCCACATAACGCACCGATGACGGGAAAATGATGTGCGTGGTCTTTCCATAGGTCACTTCCAGCCCGTATGGAGGTATCATCCTGTCAAAGGTGAGTTTACGGGTCAGACCGTGATAGAGGTCTCCGTCCTCCTCTTTTTGAGGATACACTTCCTTGGCCAGTGTGACGGCATTGTTTACCGCCGCTACGCTGTCGGCTTCATTTTGGGCGAAAGCGCCCACAGTGCCCCATGCAAGGGCAAGCATTACAAAAAACTTTTTCATGTCGATTGAATTTTAATGGATTGTTATTGATCGTTGTCTTGATAAAGCATCAGGGTATAGCCTGACTTGAGATGCGCCTTCTCTTCACGCATCTTCCGGGATATGTACTGCGAGACACCTTGTATGGCACCCTTTCCGAGTTCGGAAAGCAGCTGGTCACCTGCCGACTGGTTGGTGATGGAGATGCTCGTGCCGAGATTCTGCCCCAGATTGGCGGCAACCTCCCTGACGGCGTTAGCCTCCATTGACCCCGGAATGAAGATGCCGCCCTGTCCGTCATTGTCATACACGGCAAGTTCCACGGGGATGATGGTACCGCCATATTCCACCTGAAGGATATTGACGTGAAGCCTTTCACCCTGTATGCGCCCTTCTCCGGTAAGCAGGGAGTTTTTGGGCAGGATATGCTTCCCTACACGCATTGGCTCCAGCAGTCTCATCCTCACTCCCTGACCGCTGATGACGGTCTGGTCCCCGTGGATGCAGGCCCGGATGGTATTCCTCACATTTCTCTCTTCTTTATGACCGATTGGCGTGTGGAATCTTTCCGGTTGTGCCATTCCTGTAAGCTGTATAGAATCACTGACAGGCTGCGGCAACGATGATACCACCGGTGTGGAAACCAGCCCCACGGGAACGGCTTTCGCCTTTCCGTTCCGCCCGGGACTTTCATTATCGGAACGGCTGTCCGTATTCACACTGCCATTGCCCGGCATATACCTGGCCGCAAGCTCATAGGATTTTTCCAGGAGAGCTACCTGCTCCTCGTAACCCGGCTGCGCGTTCTGTGCGGCGACCGCCTGCTTGAGTTGTTCCACCTCGGCTTTCAACGCCTCCTTCTCCGGATCTTCCTGCGGTGACTCGTAAAAGTTGCCGAGCGTCCTGTTGATGTCATTGTAGGCGGAGACGGATGAAGAACAGGCTTCATTCCTTCTGTCACCTTCACGAGAACTGCCATCCTTGGCATCCGCATCCGGTGACAATTCCACGACAGTCCCGGAGTTCCCGTCTGCCATCCCGGAGAAATCCTCCAGCGTACGCAGTTTTTCCGTCTGTTTGCGTTTCATGTCAGCCTGCTCATAGGCGGCAATCTTGTCCCCTTCTATGCCCGCTTCCCTCGGATCGGGAAGCTCGGTGTTGAATCCCGCATTTTTTTCCTCTTTCTTTTTTTCCTCTTCGGACGGTGCGAAAATGAGCCACATCGCTCCGAGGAACAGGAGGAACATCCCGGCAAAAACCAGGTATTTCCTGATTTCCAGCCTCTGTTTCAATTTATTGACGTCATTACTCAT